GTAATGTTCTTGCTTGTTTAGCATGTAGCTTAGATGCTTTCTTCAAACCTTTAATTACTTTTTTTACTTTTTTTACTTGTTTTTTCATTATTTCTTTTTTGTTATTAAACCCATAGCACCTTTTGCTCCTTTGATGCCAAAGCTCGCTGAGCAGGCAATATATAAGAGGTGCTTGTAATAATCAGGAAGTGAGTGTAGGGCTTCAAAGCCCGCTTTGATATGTGGTGTCCACCCGGGTATGAAGACTAGCACCGCTGGAATTAACAGGCATAGTAAAATCAGCTCGTCTTTCCAGCTGCCTTTCATTTGATCGACCGCACTGGCCTCCCACCCAATTGTTCCTGCAATTTGCTGTTCTTTGAGTGACTTCTGTGCTTTTATTTCAGTGAGTGCTAAGTCCGCCTTTGCTTTTTTAGTCTCAACGAAACCTTTCACCGTATCGCCCAGCAAAGATGTTAGGGGGCCTACTAATAAATTAAACATTTTTCTTTACTCCTTTAATTTTTCCTTTGTTTATACTTGCGTAAAAAACTTTTGCGCCTTCTTTTTTGCCATATGTCTTACTCATAGCCTTTTTTATCTTTTTACCCTTCTTGTTTAGGGGCATTTGCTCTCTCCAAGGCAACATCAGCACGTAAATTAGCAAGATCATAATCTTTTTGTAGCTTTTGTGCATCTAATGTCTGTTTATAATCAAATTGATTCTCTTTTAGTGCCTGATTTTCACCTTTTATCTGTGCATCAAGCTCCATATCAGCTTGTCTCAAGGCTAATTCTTGCTGTTTTAACAAAACAAGAGGGTCCATATTTTGATCTTGCATCGCATCAGCCTCTTCACTTACCATTTGCTCAGTAATTTTTACTATTTCCTCATCTATTTTAATTCCTCTTTGCATTTGCAATGCTTGAATAGCTTCTGGTGGTATTTGTTCACCAAATTCTTGACGTAATTTTTCTGCTTCTTCTATCATTGCTTGATCAACAACTTGTGTTGCAAGTAGAGAAGTGTGTTGCATGATGTGAGATACTAAATTCATTATCGCCATAGGATTTGCTTTTACTAAAGCAGAGGACATAAAAGTTCTATGAGCCTTTATATGTAATTCGTGATTCTGTTGTGGAAAAGCTTGTAAGGGCACGCCTCGCAATACTACACTATGCTCCATAGCAGGGTCTTGTGGTTGAGGTTGTTGTGGTATGGGTAGTATTTGTTCAATGTCTTTTACACCAAGAGCTATGTACATTCTTCTGTACGCCTCTCTTAAATTGTGCATTTGTGGATTTGACTGTGCTAGTTGTAATTGATTTTGTGCTAAAGTCACACGTTGTGACATTGAGAAAATATTTGGATCTGATACTGGTAAAATATCAATTTGATCAGCAAAATCTAATGCCTTAATCTCTCTTGGACCACCTTGAACGTTGAAAGGATAAACAGGAGGTAAAACTTGTTTAAAAATATTAGCTAATAATTCAAATTCTTTTTTCTGTGCGTAATGTAATCTTTTGTGAACTGCTGACATGACTTTTGTGCCACGTTCCATAAGAGCCATTGTTGTACCAACAGGTGTTTGTGAACTACCTATTTCTGATAATTGCATATCTGCAACGGTTGCAAATTGTTTTGCTGCATCGACACAAAAACCTAAAAGTTGCATTAAAACTTGATCGGGTCCTTTGTAAGGTAGGGGCATTAATGCTTCACGAATAACTCCGTTTGGTGCATCCACATCTCTGAACTCACCCGGTTGTAAAGGTTGATCATCGTCACGTATTCTTAGTCCTCTGGATTTGAAACCAGCTGGTAAGTTAGACAATGTTCCTGCATCAAGCAGTTGTCTTAATGCTGTTGTGGCAGTTCTTGTCAAACCACCAATCATGTGTATTAAACCAAATCCGTAAAAACCTAAACCCGGTAAAAATTTATAATGCACAAAGTAATCATTTTTCTTTTTAAGAGGATCACCTTCGCTATAGTTTCTGTAGATAGATAAAACTTTATTTGAAGTTCTATCGATAGAAACAATGTATGGAAGTTTGATGCCTGTGGGTTCTCCATCTGTACCTATATCTTCAAAGCCTTCTAAATCTAAATCGACGTGTAATTCGAATATTTCAGCCATGTCGTCCATTGTATAATTTGTTGGACTAACACCATCTATGCGATCCATTTTTTCTTGTAGACCAGATGCCTCTTCACCATCATAAGGTTGTAATTCAATATCTCTGTAAAAACCTGAAACTTGTTTTTTACGCAAGTCATTCATAGACATTTTTACAATTTGACATAAACGATCGCAGCTATCTAAATCAGATGCGCCGTATGGAACAATAACATCTTCTGCTGGTACAAATTTTGATGTCGCTCTAGATTGAACTTCATCATAATAAACTTTTTTAAATGCACTTCCTGATAACGGAAGTTGAAATAATAATTGATCCATTTCAGGATTGTAATCTTCCATCACGTGTGTGATTTCATAATTCATATATTCTTTGACACGTTCAGCTGCTTGTTGTAATCGTTCATCTACTGCTCCAACTACTTGAGTTCTTACAGGACCGTCACTAGGTAGGAGTTCGACATAAGCCATCGCTTGAAATTGTGTAACAGCTTGTGCAAGCACAGGATGATTAACACTCGCAGCACCACGAAAAGGACGTGTGCGTTCTTCATATTTAAAACCTAACAGGTCTAGACCTTTTGTGTAAGCTTGTTCCCAATCATCACGAGAAGCCCGATCATTTTCTACTCGTTCAGTAAGCTCACTTGCTAGTCCACCTAAATATCCTTCATCTAAAATTTCTGCTAAGTTTGAATTAAATCCTGATACAACTGATGATACTTCTTCACCAACTATCGCTGACCCATCCTCAATTATTTGTACACTATTTTCAATTTGATCTGGAGGTAAGTTTACTTCTACTTGAGTGCCAACTTCTTCAATATCAAGTTTATCATCACCGCCTGCACCTAATGATTTTGCATCATTAAGATCGCTTGGGTTACGAGATGTGCTGTTAAATTTATCTACCATATTCGCCGTATATATCTGTAATAGAAACTAAACTATCTTTTGCTATATGACCACCATCTTTTTTCTTAAACATGTACATGGGTTCCTGCATTTTTGAAGGATCAAGAGTAATAGTAAACATTTTGACAACTTGAGGGTTAAACTCCTCTACAACTATCAATGCATCATTAATAGAATCTTGCACTCCTAAGGGCACAAATTCTACCTGATCATCTACAAGATTAACAAAAAAATCTTGGTATTGTCCTGGTGCGATCTCTCTAGTTAATACAATTTCTTTGGGACCATATGTATCGTCAGATCTCTTCATAAATTTATACAACTGTTCGTTTAGATAGTAATTGGCATCGTCAAGTGAAATCGATACTCCTTCAGAAGCACCTGAGGGAACTTCTTCTTTAAGTAAATCAAGTTCTCCATCAACATTACGATTTAAAAATTTTAAAGCTTTAGGTGGTTTTGTGCTATCAATAATATTTTCTTCTTCTACAACACCATCATACTTTTTTGCTATATTTTTTAATTGTTGAACACCAACTTTATCATAAAGATTTCTAAATTTCTTTTTAGCATCGTCAGTCTCTTTACCCCATCGAGTATTAGCCCCAATATCTGCAGGCATGATAGCCACCTTGTTTATGCCTTTTTCTTGAGCTGCTTTAATAGTTGCCTTTATTAATAAATCTACATAGTCAGGTTGTTTATTGAAAGGTATTGGTGGAAAGGTTTCTAAATCTTTTAAAGCATAACTTGGTAAATATTCTTCATCTGCAATCGCTCTTAGATCATTAATATCAGATGTAGAAGGTACCTTTATGCCTGTCATTTTAGCATCGTAATCAGTTGCTCTATTCATACTCATTAATTGATCAAGAATTAATTGTTGATCTTGTGCTAAATCAAAAACTTTTGTTTTATATGCAGGATCTGTGTATTGTTCTACATTTGCCATTGCAAGTTCATTTATCTGTTTTTGTATTGAATTGAGTGAGGCAGTCTTTTCTGGTATTAATTCTTTAGCAACAATATTTGGAAAAGGCTTAATTAATTTTTCATTTTCTAAACTATCAAGAAAATTTGGAGGATATTTTTGATCAAATATTTTTAACTCATTTTTAGCATAGCTATAGTCTGGGTCTTCTTCAATAGCTCTGACTAATTTCTCTCTTTGTTTTCTAAGGTTTGACACTAAAGCAAGTAAACGTTCTTGTTCTTTTCTTACTTCTGTCAACATGTCAGTTTGCATCTCTTGAATTACAGCCACAGTTTCATCATTAGCATTTTTATAAGTGCCTACACGAGTAAAGCCTATTGTATTAGGTTCTTCGTAGTGTGATGATCTTATAAATGCTTTTTTTTGTCCTGGAAGATTAGGTGCATTTATAACAACTTCAAAATAATCATCTGCTGCTGTATCAATATTAGCTCTACCAGCATTTTTGTGTCTTGGTTGTCCCTGATCCTTATAGAATTGACCTTCACCAAATCCTTGTTGATTGGGTGAAACTGTTTGTTTTACACGAACCTCCAAATTACCTAACGGAGACATGTCATATAGATCTTCTAAATCACTCCTAGTGATTTTTTTATTAGGGAAAAATTGAGCTGTGTCCTGTAAGTATTGAATTATTCCTGTATCAAGCAATTCTGCTTGAGGTACTTTTTTTCCTTTAATTAAATAGTTTAACCAACCTTCGGGTAATTCTGCTTTAGGTGCATTAGGATCGTTAAGTTGATCTAAGAAAAAAGACTTGAAATAAAAATCTTGTTTACCCTCTTGAAGGGGTGCTATTTGTTGTTGTCCAGGTACCCCTTGTGGTAGTGGACTTCTTGCCTCTTCTACTTTTTTTACATTTGAAGGAGTTGCAACTGATTTTGGTTTTGTAAAAACTTTAAATAAATTATAAAGGCCTGCTTGTAAATTTCCTGATTCAACTGCCTCTTGAAAAAAATCTTGATCTACTGCAGGGTCAGGTGAGAACTGTTGTTGATTGATATTTTCTAACGGATCACCGCCTATGGCCAATCTTACCATAGGTGTGGCTCTTTTTCCGCCAACTCGACCAGTAATATTTTCTTTAACATATTTAAAATCAGGTCCCATCTCCAAAAGATTTTCTCTTATCATCTTCATATATTCAGCAGGGCTTTTTTCTGGTCCACCAAAAAAGTAAGCTGCTGATTTATCATCATAGTTTGTTTTCATCACATCTAAAACATTTTTAGATTTTTTAGACTGAGCAAGAATACTAAATAATCCTTTATCAACCATAGCTTGATTAACTTTTTGTGTTAATGCATTAAGATAATCTAATTGATTCTCAAATTTTTTTATATTAATAGAAACTCCGACTTTCTCTAAATTTTTTTCAGGAGTTATTATTTTTGGTTTTTGTACTCTTAATTCTTCAATGTTTTTTGATTTATTTACATTATCAATTATTTTTTGCATGGTGCCATCGAGTGTATTCTGATAAGAAACATTATAGACTGCAGGTTGCGCTCTTAAAAATCTTGCATCAGAACTTAACCCTTCAAATCTTCCTTTTGCATTTGTTTTTTTTATTGGATAGGCATGACCAAAATTAGGTCGTATTGAAAGATTTATTTGTTCTAATTGTTCATCAGT